CCTTGATCAATTGATCAATGACCTACGCGCCGCTCTTACTGATGACGAATACGAGTACGCCATGGATGTCTCTCGTTCGAGAGACAAACAGAGGTACTACTCGTTATCAGAAGAGTGGGGTCCACAGAGTATTGGGCTCCAGTCTGATATTAGCAAGAGTAATTTCATTGCTAAATATCAGATCGCTGCACTTCTCAAGAAATACCAATTCTCTGGCGACACTGACTTGCGTCGCCAATCTGCACTCGAGACTTTTCTCGATGCGGAGCTAGCCTGTAAAGACTTCAACCTTGTACGATCGAAGTCACTGGCTATGCTAGAGGATCGGGAAGATCTGTGTGTATTCACATACGCACGGAACTTTCTTGAGAAACTCCTCGGGTTCGTACTACCTGAACCGGAGAAATTGACGTTATGGTCACGTCATGGACCGGGTGCTAATCTTGATACTCGAAATAGGAACACTTCTTTATATCACAAATATAAAGAATGGCCTTATTCTTGTACAAGCGGAGCACTCCGGCACGCACGGTCTCTCATTGCGAGTGACGAGCGTTGGCTCGGGGCCCTTGAAGATAGCTATCGGAGTCGTTTCGACATTCCGAAACATGCTATCTTGAATCAGGAGTCCTTTTGGTCCAATGTTTTTCGCATCGTACCTGGGAACCGTATCACGTTTGTGCCAAAGAATGGTCGTACTGACCGTTCAATCGCAATCGAGCCTAGCATGAATCTTAACCTTCAATTGGGTGTTGATGGCTACATCCGACGACGTTTACGTCGTTGGGGAATAGACATTGACTCTCAGGAGAAGAATCAGATTCTTGCTGGACGTGGGTCCCTTTCGGATGGTCCTGAGTCTTTGGTGACTCTTGACCTTTCAGCTGCTTCAGATTCCATTTCAACGGAACTCTGTAGGCTGCTGTTACCCGCTCCATGGTATGACTACCTCATGGATCTCAGATCTCCTATCGGTGATCTGGATGGAAAATCTTTGGAATTCTCCAAGATTTCCTCTATGGGCAATGGTTATACGTTTGCACTCGAGACTGCCATTTTTGCCGCGGTTGTATACGCGTCAAACAAGGCATTATCGAGACCGTGGAACTCAGATGAGATAG